TTATTGAAGGCAAGATCACCACAAGGAAATGGCAAGACAAAGAAGGCAATGACAGATACACAACAGAGGTCATCGCATCACGAGTGCAAGTTCTTGGAAAGAAGAATGAAAACACGATGCCTGAACTCGTCTCTGTCGGTGCAGATGGTAAGATGAACGACCTTCCTTTCTAAACCAACCAAATCAGAAGAGTCAGCACGATCTGGCTCTTCTTTTTTACTATGGACAAAAAGAAAAAATAATGAAGTCTGAAAATCCTTGCCCTTCAGTTGAATTATACAATGCAGACTGTATGGAAGTAATGAAAAAGTATCCTGACAACTATTTTGATTTGGCTATTGTTGACCCGCCTTATGGGATTGATATTAATAAGTCTGGCAGATTGGGGCATTATGGTGGGAAAGGGAAAAAATGGGATTCATCCGTACCTGACCGAGATTACTTCTACGAGCTTGATAGAATTAGTCGCAATATGATAATTTGGGGTGGAAATTACTTTCCCATGCCTCCGACTCGCTGTTTTTTAATATGGGATAAAAAACAACCCGAAGCTGTGTCTTTTTCAAGTTGCGAATACGCTTGGACGAATTTTGATTCTTCTGCAAAGACGTTTTACCTGCGTCCTCAAAGTGCTGACGAACAAAGAATACACCCTACGCAAAAACCCGTTGCACTTTATGAATGGCTGTTTAAAAAATATGCTAAAAATGGCGACAAAATATTAGATACTCACTTGGGAAGTGGCAGCATAGTCATAGCATTAGATAAAATGAATAAAATTGAAAAGATGAACCTGAGTTTAGTTGCTTGCGAATTAGACGAGGACTATTTTAAGGCTTCTGTGGAGCGTATTAAAGAACAGACATCACAGATGACAATATTTGAATGATGAACCCTAAGAAGATAAATACATACACTTGCAGAGTTTGTAAGGCTAAGTATGAAAGGAAGATGGGTAATACTTGGTGCAAGTGGTGTAGTGAAGAATGTCAAGACATTTATATCAAACAAGTATTGGAAAAGGAAAGAAAGAAGGCTTGGAAGAAGAAAAAAGAACAATACAAAAAAGAACTCGGCATAAAACCAAAACAGTCACAAGATCAACTCCAGAAAAAAATAAATAAAATAGCTGTATTGCTTGACAAAGATCAGCCTTGCCTTGCAAAACCATTTGATGACAACAGCAGATTTGAAGCTGGTCACGTTTATGGTGTAGGAAGATGCCCTGCTCTTCGCTACAATCTGTGGAATATACACAAACAAGGAAGCTACTCAAACAGATCACAGACCGATGATCAACTGATGATTGAAGGAATAGAACTGCGCTATGGCAAAGAGAAGCGTGAAGAATTAGAACAACTGCGCAGAGATTATCCTGTTCTGAAACTGACAAAGCCAGAGAAAATGGCTGCACTCAAAAGAGCAAACGAGATACTTAACAGATTAAATGATGGAGAAGAAATGACAAGAGATTATATCAACGATTATTTGAACATATACAAAGAAGATTGACATGATAACAGAAAAAATGACTATCAAAACACCAACAATTACCTATAAAGTCAAAAGAAAACACGAAGCAAAGAAGCACAACAACTCGATTCAGAGTTGGATTTGCTCTTGTAAAAATCGACAAGGCATGAAATTTGAAGGCATGGTCTCTGAAGATTTGTTACTAAAAACATTGCAAAAATACAATCAGACATAAAAAAAAGAGGCAAGATCAGCCGACCTCACCTCTGATCCTAAGATAGCAAAATTGATATTTATAAACACATCAATTCGTTGATGCAAGTCTTTCCATCTATGATCACAGCACAACCGATGGCAGGTTTTTTGCCACGCTTTGCGTATGCCATTGCATAGGAATCATGATCTATGCCACAACCTACTTGACAACCAAAGACCTTAAACTTTGCGCCCACATACCATTCTGTGTAACATTGAGTGTGCAGATGACCTTGAACTGTTGACATCATATCTGCCTTGCATTTAGTTCTCGCAGTTCCACCCTCGCCATGAAGATACTGAACATCATCATAAACAACTCTGTCAACAAAGTTCCACGATGCCACTTCTAAAACATCAGTAAAATCTTTGATCCATATCTTGGGAATACCACCAGAAAATGCTTTGCGCATCACTATTCTGTCGTGATTGCCAATGACTACATCAGCTTTTGGAAATGTCTTGTACCACTTTTTTATCTTCTTCTTTGCAAGTGTCAATTCATCACCTGCCGACATTCCGTCTGGATCAGTTTCGTGATAAGATGAATAATGTGAGTCAATGATGTCTCCTATAAACACTACTTTGTTGCATTTATGCTTTTTGTACATCTTCTTACAAAACGAAAGATACCCTTCAAGACAGAATGGCTCGTGAAGGTCTCCGATTACAAGAACTTTCATTAATGATGGATTTTAAGTCTGTCAATTGTGCCAGATTGTTCAAATTCTCTTTGATTTAAAGCATCCCGGAAAGGATCACTCAATTCATTGATCGTGACCTTCTTGCCTTTTACACAAAAAACGATCAGCTTGATTGCATCAATAAAGAATTTAGCAATTCTGAACCACTTGAAAAGATTCCAGAATTTGGGAAGCACAAGTTTTTGATCAATAAAAAATTCCTTTAAAGAAAAGGTCAGAATAATAGTCACGATGTCAATAAAATTACAAGTCTGTATTTTATTTGAGTTCTTTCTGTGATCTATTATGTAAAGCGTGTCAACTAAGTCTTGTCTCGTCAAGTTCATAGATTTCTGCATATAATTTTAAACAACGATTGATCCATCCAACATAAAAGACTTTTTGAGATGGATCGTTTTTGATGATCCTGTGATAATAGTCCACTCTGAAAGCCATGATGCGAAACAACTCAGGTCTATATGACATCAACGCTCGTTTCGTCTTTTCACCAAAGATGCCATCAACAGAAAGTACATCACGACCAGCCTTTGAATTTATAGAACGCTGCACAATCAATGCAACACCTCTTGGAGAATGATTGACATACATATCCATGATTAATAAACGATAAAGATCAGGAAGATCATTGATAGAATACTTCAACCAAAAATCTTCAAGATAAAGCATCTTTGCTCTATCTTTTGTCAATCCCTCGATGTCCTCATCTGGATATCTCGCTTCAGTAATGCCATACTTCGTTCTTCCACCTTTATCAACAGCATGGTCAACATAGCCTCCTTCAAGAGTCATTATATGGTCAACAGCTTTGTCAAATGTCATGCTGACCCATATTACTTTTTTGCTTCTTCTCGTGCCTTAAATCGGTCAAGAGAAGGCTTCAGAGCGTTTATCTTATTAGTTCCACTTTCTGTCAATACCTTGCTTGGTTCAACAAATATGGAATATACACCAATTGCTGTGGCTATTATGACCGTGATCGCATTATACACTTCATCCATGTTTTGAGATGCCAAATTGAAAGCAGCCAAAAGTTTTTCAATAATTGGCAAGTGAAGAAATACAGCAGCAGCCGAAAGTATCTGAATGGCTGCCCTTATGAAAGAATCTACAATTTCTCGTTTCATATTTTCTTGATTATACTATTAAAGTTCTTGTCTGAATATTGTGTCTATTTCTACAACTGAAACAATCAACAAAGTCATTCGGCAACTGCGAAGCTAACTCTGGCATTGTCTCATTCAAAATCTCCATTATTTCGTCATTCTTAGCAATCAAATCATCACCTTTCACAAGTGTGTAATAATTTATGCGATTGCTATTAATAATCTTATTGTTGAATTTCATTGAAGCATACAGTTGATATAACTTCGCATACAATCGACCAAATGATGTTGATGTCCAATAGTCATCATACATATCACAAAGCCATTCAAGGTAATCACATTGATATGTAAAATCAACAAATAAGCCATATGAATAAGCATTCGTACTGCCACGAACTAAGTCATCATTTGTTATGCCATTTGTTGTCACTCCTTTGATCTCTACTTGTTGCGTGTATGAAGGTCTGTGTCCAGAGCATGATGGACAATAAAGCTGTGAATTGATAGGAAATCCATCTTGCCTGTCATATAGTAAATATAGTGTTTCATTTTTAGTAAATCTATATTTCCAAGTAACACTTTGATTTGTAATAGTATTACTTCCACCAGAAACAGTAGTGCTTTCAAGAACAGTTCCATCTTCATTCACCAATTGAATGGTATATGTTCCAGCTTCAGCAATGGCAAGACCTATTGAACGAATAGTAAACACATTACCTCTTGGATGGTAAGGTCTTATTCTCAAGCCAAGATAATCTCTTGTCAATCCGTTGATGTTGCTTCTGTACTTTTGATGCTCACCAATTGTAGCTCTTACATTTCCATATCTTGGCGTTTGATACTTTGAAATATCAGTCAGCAAATGAGCATTCAGGTCAATGATTGCCTCATCACGAGCATCAGCCAAAGTTTGCCATATACCAGACCCACGACAGTCAACAAAGATGTCATCATTCAATGGAATTGACCACTCATCATTGTCAACATAATAGCCACTATATGATTGATTAATTGTAGCAAAATCAACAGGCTTTGCTGTTACATCTTCAAGACAATTGCAGTCAGCCTGACTTAAACCAATGACATATTTTAAACAATCCATATTCTATAAATTAAAAAAGGAGACTGATCACCAGACCAATCTCCTCGACCATCACTTCTATGACAACACTTTATTGATTATGCTTCGATTGAAATCTCAACAATGTTCGGATAAATTGTCTGTTCTGGTTGTGGTGCTTCAGCAAAAACACCTGCTGCCTTTCCTTCGTAATGTTCAGCGAATGCAGAAGAACTTGCACCAGTGCAAGCCTTTCTCATTCTCCAATCAAAAGGAACAGGCAATATTTGACCTCCGTCACTATATGTCAAGTTCATTGAACCTTCGTACCAGAAGAAAAGATCAGCAACATTGCTCAATGGCGATGTATTTTGATTCTCCTGACTTGGAATAAATCCAATGGAAGCAGCATCAACAAGATAAATTTTCGTTCCACCTGAGATCGTATCAAGATCAACAATATTATGAACTATCGGAAGATTCGGATCAGTCAACAACGCATTGTAGTTCTGATATCCAGAACCCGGCTCTGCATCAGCTTTCATTCTTTCTAAAAAATAAGCATTACCGCAAACGAGAACAGGATCAATCATTCTGAACTTGATCGCTTCTCTTTTAATCTCTGCGATGAACTCTGCTGTTGCTTGTGCTGGTGTGATTACCCACTTGTCATTAGTCTCATCCCATGTTCCTGTTGTTGGAGAGAAACCTGTCAAAGTTCCTTTTGTATTCGCTGTAATGAATGTCAAAAGGTCTTTTTCAAGTTCCAATTCCAAGTCCATCTTGATATTCATAATCGCTGTCGCTCTGAGAAGATCAAAATCATCTTCACGAACACACTTGACAGAATTTACTGTTCTTCTAAAGATACCAAGATCAGAACTTGTATAAGTCTTTGCATCAGAACCCAATTCTGCTCCTGTGAATGTGCAATCGGCTGAATCTCCAGAATAAGTTTCAGAAGATGTATCATTGACATCATTCAAGAACCACACTTCGTGCTGATTACAGTATCTCCCATTAATAAGTGTCTGAACTCCTGTGTTTCGGACACGAACAGCTTGTCTGTTGGTTAGAAAATTGAAAACACCTGTTGGTCGTTTCCATTGTTTATTCCAGACATCAGATGCCCACATCTCCGATGCCTTTGCTCTTGCTTTTTGAAGAGCAGTTGGTGTGAAAACACCTGCGCTATAAGCCATAT